CATTGGGATTTAAAGGGGCTTCCGGAACGGATATCGTATCTGTTTTTCCTGCATTGGGAGCTGCATTAAAACGATTATTATTTATTATACAAAGCTCATCCATACGCCCCTTAAATTCATTAAAATAACCACTGGCAGCAGAATGACCAGCACCTATGTGAAGAAGGGCTGCAAATGTATCAGTATCATCATCTTGGGTATAACCAATCTGTATCCCATCCAGATAAAGGGCATATTTATTAGCCACTTTACAAAAAGCGATATGATGCCAATTAAAATCTTCTATAATGCCTCCTCCCATATGTATTTTTGTCACATCATCAGTCTCCATCGTAAAATTTATGCTCCCATCACCATACCAACGGTAGATACCCCAATAGTTAATACCAGCATCCTCTTGCTGTTGAATGTAAGTTTGATTATTACCGATGATAGACATATGTTTAACCCAAAAATCAATAGTCCAATCATCATCATTTGCCTTTACAACATCCCAATCATCACTGTCTGGAATAGATAGGGCATCATCAGTACCATAAAAAAGACCAGAACCAGTTCCAAATTTCTTGAAAGTTGCTGAAACTTTTGTACCACCAATAGTGGTAATTGTATGCACACCTGTCTCATCAGTAAAAGAAGTGGAACCATAAACTCCATCAAAATGCACCAATAATTTCAGTTCTGACCCCGTGTAAGCCGAATAGGCACTCGTATCCAAATCCGTTATAATGGTATTATCATCAGTAACTGATAAAATCTCGGCAGTTGTACCATCTGTCAATTCAATCATCCCATAGGTGGAAACTCCACGGAAAAGAATGGTATCCCCGACACTGAAATTATGTTTTGAGGTAGGGACAATAATTGCTTTTGAAGTCTGAGAAATGCTTTTAATGCCGAAGTTGTCGGGATTGACTCTGGCCGCATCACACCAGGTTGCCATGTCCTCGAAGGCGGGCAGGTCCATCTGTGCCGGCTGATAACAGTTGTATCTTGATACTGCTAATGAATTGCCCGGGTCAGTATATTCGGCAGTTGGTACTGTTATGGTATCTGTGTTTCCTGCATTGGGAGTGGCATCAAAGATATTACTATGAATTACCCTGATAGCATCAAACCAACCACTTAAATAATATTGACTATTACCATTCTGCCCAAAGTACAAACCAATATTTTCAAAAACACCATCACCAACAATAGCGGAAGTTAATAATTTATATCCAATTTGAGTCCCATCTTGATAAATCCCAAAGTTAACACCTACCTGACATATTGCAAAATGATGCCAATTGGTATCAGCTATTTCTGCCATGCCTGCAATATCGATTACAGGAACTACCCCATCTATATATGCAAGAAATTGCAAAGCATTGGCATCCTCATTTATAAACATCCATCTATTATTAGCATCAATGTATTGACCAGCTAACGTCTCATCTCCCGTATGGTCAAAAAATTTAGCAAAGAAATCAATCGTAATAATATCACTCAAATGATGAAAAAAGTCAAAAGAACGTCCACCATCTGATACATGGATTGAACCATCTGTACCATCAAGCAATAATGAAGCTGTACCGAATTTCTTTTGTGCGGTATCAAGCTGTGCAGTCCCGTCAAAGGTCACGCTATGTGCGTGATCTGATTCATCGATTGTTTCGGTGGCTCCATCGCTGCCGTTGAAATTTAGCAAAAGGCCAAGATATCTAAATGGCGAAACGTCACCGGTCAGGACCGGCTGGGTAAAGATGTCATAAGCAACCCAGGGGCTGCTATTGGTATATTTGATTTTCCATGAGGCGCCATCATAAACACGCAAATATCTCCCTTTGGAATGACAGGAAAAACGGATATTGCCGCTCAATTCATTCGTTGCTATTGCATTTATTCCAACTAAAGGTGTTGCCGGATGTATGAACTGCTCATCGGTTATCTCTTTAACACAATCGATATAAAGCTCATCGCCCCAGAGGTCGCTGTTCTTATCGGCAGTGTTTTTAGTAAGCCGGACCTGATAACGATACCCCCTTTGAATATTTATGGTCCCTTCCGTTGGAAATTCCCTGATGACTTTGTCTGTGGTATCGTCCGTAATATCTTCGGTGGTCAACTCTTGCCAGGCTGTCGCATCAACCCTTTTAACCTCAATTGTGATATTGACGGTATGGCTGGCTATCCCGCCGCCCGAGCCGTCATAAAGGCCGGGGAAACTCAATACGACTATCAAATTATCAAAGTCGGAGCTTTTGGTCTCATAGACCTTCGCCCCGCCGCTGTTCGTTACTCTTATATTCGCAATTATCTCGGCGGTGCACTTCTCGAACCAGGGCATGAACGTCTGATCTAATGTCCCGTATCTTTTATAGAAAGCGATATCGTTGAAGTTTTCTGCCGTCTGGTCGTTCACTTTTTCGGTACCCGGCACGCAAGGCTCGCGAATAGGACCATCGCTGAGGGCGATCTTTGCATAGAGTCTTTGAATATTGGTGGTAGTGCCGGTAACTTCCCGGAAAGTCTCAATGACGTTGCCGTATGATTTGACCAGGCCGTATATGCGTGGCTTCGGTGTGCCTTGCTTCTGGACGGTCTGCGGATTCCAGCCGAAGGATTGAGAGAGGTCCGCCTCGTCAAATTCCATAGCCGGCAGCTCCGGCCGCGAGCCGAGTGCGTTTATCAGCATTCCGCCGCCCATCATAATACCGACTTGAAATGCAGTGCCCATCCATGCCGCTGCTGTGCCTGTAAACCCTAAACCTTCTGCCAATCCAGCACCCCATCCTTGTGTGACAACAGCCAGAGTCACAAAGGCTGCAATCTTAACAAATTCTTCATCCGCTACTTTTGGCACTATAAGGACGTAATCCTCGAAATGCACTATTCTTGTGTCCCATTGTTCGGGCGGGATAACGTGCCGGTCGATGGCTATCGTGACCCTTTGATCTAACGGCAGATTATCATCGCAAACGTCCGGCAGTCTGCGAAGCTCACTTAGTGTGATTCCCGCCGGTATCGGGATGATCTCATGCTGAGACTTATCGAATACATTATTGATTTTCAGCAGGTTCGGCATAACGATAAAATCCGTAAAGGACCCGGGCGTAAGTGGGTTCGTCTAATCTCTCAATCTTAGGCGTGCGGGTCCGCCGGCTGATATGAATAAAGCTCCTGCAATCTTCCAGGACGATACCCATGTGCACAACCGTTTTATGATGTCTGGCAAAGACCACAATCGCTCCAAACTCCGGACCTTCCAGCTTCTTAAAATCTTTTTCAAAGCTGCGAATAGTCAGGTCTCTATCTGTCAGGCTCTCGATCCATTCATTGAATCCTACCAGCTTTTGTCCCATTCTACCGGCTACTTCCTGACAGATATGCCAGCAGTTAAAAGTATCCTCATCGAACTGCCTTAATAGTAAATCGTTCAGCTCAAGCAATTTGCAAACTCCCAGCTTTAATGCCGAGGCAGCCGCCGAATCGGGCGGCATTGCCTCTTAATACACAATCTTCAAATGTCCCGCTGCAGGTCGAATAACCGCTGCCGGATGATCCGCATTCAGCTTCCTCGAAAACAAAATCACAATATCCAGCCGTATAACGATATGGCGGAAATATCCGGTTCAAAGGACTGGCCAGGCCCAATGTGAAATATGCCCACTGGGCATCGGCCTCGACCTTGCGAATGCTGTAATTGTATTCCATATCAGCAGCCTCATAATCCTCGCTCAGGAGCTTGCTGTTGACATAGGTTATTTTGACATCGGCATCCTCACAAACCCCATCCCTTATTTTGTCTGTAAGTAATCGTCCGATATTGCATACTTTCAAAACCGGATTGGGTAGGTTCCCTTCTAAATTCGAACCTATCACATTGATTTCAAAATTGGCCGCGATATATTTATTGCCGTCATCATATGTTATATCCTCCGTATTTTTTACAAATCGTTTAACAGAGCTATCGGTGAATGTTACCTCCACCAATACAAGCCAGGCGCTTGAGGTGCTGACTTTGTTCTTCTCGGCGATCATACTGGCGGAGAGGTTTCTGCTCATGATGTATAATACCACTCAATTACAATGCCGAATGCTGGTAAATTTGCCGTTACTCCCTGTGTGACATCCAGAAGAACATGCTCGCCGGCTGCCAGGCTGGCATGGGCCGATAGGCTGCCGAGGTCCTCGTAATCGCTGGTCGGCGGTTGTGGATCGGCATCGTAAGTTTTCGATACGATACTATTGCTCGCATCGTCCTTTAATGCTATCACCGCCGTATTTGAATCATCCACCCCGGCCGGAGCTCCCTGGGTAAGAATCCCGACAGAGTTTAATGTCACCGCCTCCGGATTGACGAATATAGGAATATTACTCAAGTCCGATCCAGCCGCTAAATCTTCCACCCAGTAAATATCCTGTCTCATTATATCCACCTGCTTTCCAAATAACTCAAGATCAAATTTGTACTTCGTAGGGTCTCTCGGCTCTACGCTTATGCGAATAGGTGATAAAAGCCGGAGCTCCCAGTCCTCGGTCCTTATTGGATGCCGAAACTCGAATTTGTCAGCACCGATTTTAACATGCTCTTCATAATCAACTATCAGTACCCGATCAGCAGCGGTCATATATCGATAGCTGAATTTGAATCGCTTAAGCATCGCGGTATAGCGGGCCCGGGTAATCACATCGCCCGAATCCATCTTGGTGCGAATGGTCGGATCGTAGGCGGTCTCTTCCTGCCAGGTCCCGGGCGTCGGCTTACGGCTCAAACTTGCTGTAGGAAATCTCTTAGGCATTTTATCCTCTAACGGCCCCAATCTTCCGTCGAAATGATATATCCGTATCGATTGCTTTAGTAACAATATTGACTACCCAATTTTCACCATCGAATCGAGGGGCTCCTTCCTGCTGCATAGATATACCTGTATTATTATTGATAATTACACTCGGCGGCTGCATACCGCCGCCCTGGCCTGAAAATGTCTCTCCTTTATGTACAACAGCAACACCTGTTTTTAAAACTTCACCACCATGTTGTAATTCTGGTATATATGGTAAACCATGAGCAGTAGTCGGAAATTCACCAGATAAATTACTTCCTCCAGCTTCACCACCCAAAGAACTGCCCGGTAATGGTAAGCCCATAATGCCATAAGCAATTGGCTCGGCTAATTTTTTGTACATGATTATACTAACTATCTCTCGCCCAAGACTTCGAGCCATGCTTTTCATTGCATCCCAAAACTTTTTACCTTCAAAAAACATCTGATCCACCGCATTCGACCATGAGCGTGCCATACTCAAAGCAATATCTTCGGCAATTCTTTTATGCCTCTCGGCCGATTCTTGTGCCGCTCTCTCTGCTTCTATGATTGGTGCACGCATCGCATGAAATGCTGCCTCCTCTTGCTTAAGCCACATTTCAGTCCGAAGCCTATCCGCTTCTATGTCCACCTCTTTTGCCGCGTTGGCTTGTTCCTCAAATGTCCCTCTTTTATGATAATATTCTTGCCAGGCATCAACTGAATCTTTTAACATTTGCTTTTCAATTCTTGCAAATTCTTCAGCGGCCTTGATAAGCGGAGATTCTTCTATTTGTATATCCATCCATTTTTCTACTATGGGTTTTTCCATCTCCTCTCGCAATATTTTCCATTCTTCTACTAATCTATCTGTCTCCTTACGATAGTCCAATATTGCCCTCGCACCTTTGGTCAATGCTGTTAAAAGAGGACCGCCTATATCCTCAGC